CCCCGCCCTCTAATATAACCGCATTAATCTCTCGGAAGGCACGCCCGATAGCAGAACCCGCCCCCTCTGCGCGGGCTCCGGACTCCTGCAGCGCCGCACCAAAGGCGGTAACCTCCGCACTAGAGAGTTTAAACTCCGTCGTAGAACGGGCGACTTCATTCGCGATACTCGCGATTTCGGATTCCGTCGCTGCAAAGTTGTTCCCTAACCGAACAATAACCGACGCGAGTTTATCGACTTGCTCAGCGTTCTCGCCGGTTACCGATAGCAACCGAGCCAGGGTCTGCGCAGCTCGTTCCCCTTGTAGGTCCGTAGCAGTACCCAGCTTTGATATCGTCTCCGAGAATTTTAGGATATTCTCGGATCCCTGAACCCCGAGTTGCCCAGCGGCTTGAGCGGTATTTAATAACTCTGTAGCCGCAACCGGAATCCGCTTTGACAGGTCCTCCGCCTGATCGCCGAGCTTCTGAAGCTCCTGCCCGGTAATCCCGGTCGTCTTAGAGACGCCTAATAGGGCCTCCTCGAAGTTACCGAACTCCTTGACCGACGATTGGGCGAATCGGGCAACGCCCGCAGCCGCAGCACCAGTCGCTAGGCCGGCGACGGCCCCGCGGAGGGAGAATATCTGCTCCTTTAGGCTGGTCGCCGATTTCTTAACACGCTCGAATGCCGTCTGCTGTTTACGGGTCGCCTGTTCCTGCTCCCGAGCAAGACGGTCCCATTCCCTACGAGCCGAGCCTAGCTGCTGCCCGGTCGTTGAGGAGTAGTCCCGAACCAGACGCTCCGCCCGATCAATCGAGTCCTTGAGCGGTGCGATATCCGCTTCGAGCCGCGTAATGAGCGCGTCAAGCTCAGTCGCCATTTAGGCGCTTTCTCCACCGCCGATAATCGACAACATGATTTCCTTCATCTCTTCTATCGATTGCTGGGGCTTTTCTTTCCGGTCCTTCAATAGTCGGAAATCGTCGAGTTCGAACTTCTGCCCACTCTGCTTCTTCGCACCGCTAGTTTGAGCCATCGTTAACCGACTGTACGCCTGCTGGGTATCATCAATGGGCGGACCGAAAGGCTCTTCGTTGTAATAGTAGCGCCACTCTTGATACTCCCTAACAGTTAAATCCCGGCGCATCCGGTCAGGATGGGCGTAGCCTAATGCTTTAGCGAGCCGGAATTGGAATCGTCGCTCTCCGTTGTCTCGGAGTTTTTTCTCATCTCCTCCTGAGCGTTGCGGGACAGGCCATTAACTTCTAGAGCCGAGTCATAGAGCTCCCGAATCGTCCCGGCGAACTTTCGTCCGAGTAGCTCATATTCGTCATCGCCGAATAGGCGCTTCCCTTTATCATCACACAAGACACGTACCAGGTACTTCGATTTCATCCCATCGAAGTCCCGCTCAGTAACAGTACTGCCGTCGTCTTGAGGGACAAACTTAATCAGGGAGGCTTCGTAGCTCTCCTGCTCTGCCGAAGAAAGCTCACGCATGTAGACGTAGGCGTCCAGAGAGCCAATATAGACTTGTTGAGCCGTCGGCTCCGGTAGGTTCAGGAAGCTACTGCGGTCAAAGATCTTCGTCTCGTTAGACTGCTGAGAACTACTAGGCATGGTTAGCCTCTCCTTAATTATGATTAGCCTTAGCTTATGTACCGGACGCCACAGTCGGCTGACCGTTAATCTGCAAGGTTACATCCATCGTCACCCGATCGTTTGTCGGGATCGTCAGCGGCAACTCCGTCACCCAACCATCGAAATCTATCTGAGTGTTGTCCGCATCGTCAAATTGGATGCGATACGACTGGCTGTTATCGTTCTCGAAATCCGCCTTCAGATCATCATAAGCCGTCCGGTCGAAGTTAATCGAGAACGTAACAGTCCCCGGATTCCGTAGCCCGGTAATAAACGTCTGGTACCCCCCAGCCGTGTTAAGATGCGTCGTCTCAATCGTTGACCTGGACATCCCGGGACCATTAATGTTAATTACATCTCCGAGAGACTCGTAAGTGCCGCTGCCAGTGTCTTTCTCCAGCGAGACACCTGTTCCTGCAATCGCCATGAGTTACTCCTTATTGGCTATTCGGCCTACGCTGTAAGTTAAAAGTTGTCACGAACCGAGCTCGATCATTCTCATCCCAATCGAGCAAGGCCGGCTCGATCACGCAGGCCACCATTTCATACTGCGAACCGTTCCAAACCTCGCGAGGTCGGTGGTGTAGCGTCTCCCGGATCTGATTAATCCGATCCCACCCATCTAAGTAGTTCTCATCTCTAACTCGCACTTGGATAGATGGATAAAAGTAGTCAAAATCGTGCGTTCCTAATGCCTGTCCGCGCCCGGGCGTATCAAATAACGTAGCGCAGTTATTCGGGCTAGAGGGTTCCCGGCCAATAAATAGGTTCGTGGCGAAAGTCAGGCCCAGGCCGCTGTCATCCTCTAGCATATCCTTCACGTCCTCTGAGGCTGGTTTAACCACCCTTAGCCTCTTCCTGAATCAGTCGGGTAACTTCGCCCTCGTTTCGTTTAATCGAGGCCTCTAGGAACTTAGCGCCCGCGCCCGGGCGCTGGAAATTCGCGCCGACCTTCTCATGGACTACTGTCGCATAGTGAGCGGTATAGCCCAAGACGACGGCAGGTCCCCTGCTAGCCTGAGCTTCCGCACTCTGTCTAGCCGTAACCTGCGAATGATCCGAAGCCATCCGCGTTGCATCTTCCCCCTCGAACGATGGGCTACGGCCCATTTGCGCCCCTCCCCGACTGGTGACAATAAAGCGCGAGGCGCGAAGGTTGCCAGTATCAATCGGAGTCAGGGGCGGGGTCTCTTCCGTACCCCGAATAATCACGATGGCCCCTCGGATCAGACCCTTTAGTGTCGCGCCCTCAATCTCGTCTATCCGGCTACGCAGACCTTGGAGTACGTTTTGTAGTCCTTCGAGCTCGGCCATTAGAGGTACGCTATCCTAATAAATTGGTCCGTTTCCCCCGGTAACGGGGACTTATCAAATCGGCGGATCTTATAGGCGGCTTCGACCGTTTCCGGGTTACTCTCTTCACTACTCGTCAGGTCGCTTAGGGCGCCTAGATAGAGCAGGCCCTCGGCTACTACGTCCTGCGTAACTAGGACCTCGGCCCGGGATACGATCTCTTTCCCATTACTATCAGTTACCCGCCTAGGCTTCTCTTCCCACCTTACGCTAATCTCGATCGGGCTATCGTAGTCGGTCCCGCCATAACCATCGGGCTGGGGGTTCCCCCAGTAAACGGCGGTTTGTACCGCCCATCGATCCGACAAGCGTGCTAAGTCGCCCAATTATCCTTCCAATCCTCTTCGGTAATCGCAGTCAGGGTGGCCCGGCGCTTAGACAGTGAATTAGCCAGCTTCCCGGAAGTGTCTAGGGTCTTAGCCTGCTGCCCGTAAAGGGTCGCGTCTAGGCCCATAGCGGTTTTACCCGCATACCGCGCCCGGGCGCTTAGGACTTCCTCTTCCGTCGACTGGCGCTCTCGGGATACGGCCATCAAGTGCGCGGTTAGCCACCTTTCAATAATCGGCTTATCCGAGCTAAAGACATCGCTAATCACCGAATGGGCGTCATCAATGTAGCGCTGAATATCCGTATCGGATAAATCCGTGTCGATAATCTGCTTGACCTCTGAGACCGTTGCCTTAGCCATTTACGGCCTCCTTAGCCTGTTGACGAGGCTTCCACAGCTTAGGGTCGATGAACGCCAGCGCCTCCGTGGACCACTCTAAGCCGAGCCACTCGATAGTCTCGTACATAGGCTGGTAATCGCCTTGGACCATACGCTCGGGCCAGACGACGCGGACGTTTAGACCGGCTTCGATCATCTCCCGAAACCGCAATTCATGCTGACGCACCCACCAAATCCAAGCGTCGTACTCGGTCTCCGCCCCGACCGCCCGCTGGCTTTGCCGATCTCGGAAGCGCTGCATAAACCCGGTACGGCAACAGGAATTCGCGATATCGGCGGAGCGCCGCCTTACGATGATCCACTTGGCATTAGGAAAAGCATAGGCCCAAACTGGCCACATTAAGGCCATCTTAGCCCCTTTGTAATACCAGATCTTATCAGCCTCCCCCAGCCCCTGCTGAGCCAGAACGCCCATAACCCGGGAACGCCAATCCCGCGGGATGGGTAAAGTCTCAATATCAGGGAGCGGGTATTGACCTAAAGGGTCCGCGTCAATTGATTTAAGATACGGCTTAACGACCTGATTGCGGATCGTATTGTTCTCGTGGTGGGCCCGCTGGTTAGCGTTAGGGTTGACATCGCCCCCTACCGCCCCACAGCGTTGGATCATGCCCGCCACTAGACTTGTACCGGACCGCGCCGCTCCTGTGATTAGGATTGGGTCCCGCATCAGGCTAACGCCTCCGCTGGTTCTAATAGCTCGGAGACCGAGCATTTCGGCAGGTCTTCAATCTTACTATTCGGGCTTGCGTTGATAATCGTCAGGCCGAGTCTCTGGGCGTCATCGGCGACCGCTGGGAACGCCCGTATGTGGCGTTTAAAGTTTGCGTATTTACTCTCGACGTAACGGGCTTTCGTCAGATTCTCACCGTTAATTTCGTAATGCCGCCCGAACCAATGCGAGTCCTGATCGTCGTCCAGGCCCATATCAAACCCGAGTAAGATAATCCGAGTCGCGCCTAAATGATAAGCCAAAGAAATTGAAGCCGCCCCGCTATTAAGATTCCAGGCAATCCGATCGGGCGTAATAGAAATGCCTCGTTTCTTATAAGAGTCTTTCTCTAGATAGGTCAACCCCGAGGTTTTGTCTAACTGCGGGGCAACCGTCACCTTCCAAGCCGGATGATCCTTTAACGCCTGCTCGTGCTTCTCGTACCAGCGCTTTTCGCCGAAGAATAGGACGTCTACCCAATCCCCGAGTTGGTACGCGCTATTTACCCCAATCACATTCTTACCGTGGATCGGGGCCAGGTAAGGGCTAATGATCGAAGGATCGCCCCCTTCCTGCTTCGCCTGCTGGCGGATTTCCCAGGGAACGTTGAACTGTTCGAGGATGGACGCCCCGCCCCCGATGATCCAGCACTCCTGGTTAGGCCAGGCGTTAGGTATCTTGCGGGAGGGCAAAGGGCGTGTCCTCTTCGTCTTCCGCTTGTTCCGGCTCTGGCTCTTGGGCCAATTCCCCAGACTCCTCTTCGGGTTCCCGAGGGGCGGCTTGCTGCTGATTAGCCGGGCCGGGCTGCTCCGGATGGACTAACACAATCTTATCCCGGATACCCCGAGGGATTTCCTCTTCCGTCGCTCGGAAGGTTTGGCCCGGCTCGATCCGCTTCCCGCCTTGCATATAATGCGGACCGCCCTTATTCCGCCACAGCTTACGCTTTGCTCTCATGCCGTACTCCTAGTAGCGCAGTGGTTAGCGCCTATCTAGATTAAGAGAGATGAATCACTCCGGATTGACCGTTCTGATCCGACCGAACCTGAGGCACCTGGATGGTCATCACCTTAAAGTGATTGATCATTCCACCTTCAGTGGACCATTCGACGTTCTGGATGTTCATCCCGGTCACCCAACGCACGACCTCGCTAGTCATCTCAACCAGGACCACGTTATCAGCGGCTAGGCGATCAATGACCCGGACGCCCTCAATGCCCTCAATCGACATAATCCGCTGGCGGATAGTCTGGGTCGAGGTACCACTTACGTCGTAGTCGTCATCGAGTACCGTCTCGTAGGCCGTCGGGACGTACATCATCCAAGGCCCGTAGTGCTTAGCATCGATACTCGCCTGCTTCATAGCCAGGGCGTCGGTCAAGATATCCCCAGTACTGGTCCCGGAGTTCGTCCAGGTCGCGCTATTGAAGCTCACCGTATTGCGGTTCGGGGCGTTGAGATAGCTATAGATCGTGCCGCCACCGAAAGTGTACGTGGTATCGGTAAACAGCAGATCCTCTAACTGCTCGTTAATGACCCGGCTGGCCCGCTCGGCTAAGGTCGTGTCAAGGGGCCGGCCCATATTACGGGACGTCATGAGCTGCCGCTGATTGATCTCATAGTCAACATGGATAATCGGGAGCGGCAAATACTTCGTCTCGTAATTCGGACGATCATTCTGGCCCCGCGTCACCGCGTCCATCGACATCGATGCCGAAAGCGGATCATCAACGTCATGGTATTCTAGGACCGTGCTGCCCATACCATTCGAGATATTAAACGTCAGACCCCGACCACGGAGGTCCTGTACCCCGCGCAAGCGCTCTTCCGATACGCGCAATACGGCATCGTCTAGAGACTTCCACTCATCCCGACGGAGTGTCGCGTTCGCGACAGGGCGGGCCTTATAGCTCTCTGGCCGGTTAGGGTCGCCCCCGTTATAGACCGTAATGTAGGGCCGGCCAGACTGAGGATCGACCCAGGGCCGCATCCGATTCACGTCCAGCCCACCGGATTGGACTAACGACCCGACCTCCCCCTGGGCCTGAGACCCATCCGGGGCGACCAGATCAAGATTAACGTTACCTAACATATTCAAACTCCTATTCCCCAAGGAATTTAGTTTAGAGTATGCGGACCTTAATCCGCTTGTCGAAGCCTAATGTTCCGGAGGTCTCTTCCCCGGAGGATCCGGACAGGTCCAGGGCCTCTAGCGCAACGCCAACCGGTTCGGTCGTTCCGCCTTGTAGGCCACCATCGCCCGCAGAAGACAGGAAATCCCCGATCGAGACGTTTTCCCCATCCGCGAGGATGGCGTAGACCTCGTCGCCTCGATTCGGAATCCACGTCTGAACCGGATCGCCGGAAGCATATTGGTCGTCGATCCCGTTCCCCTGCAGCGCGTCCTCGATGGCGAACATCGGGACCGCGACACCAGCAGCCGAGGAATGCATCTGGACCTCGTCGTTGGAATCGAGTTCAATCATTCGCCCGGGGTAAAGGGCCTCCGCGGCATTCTTCTCCAGGAAGACGCCAACGTAGTCTTTCAAAATGATCGTATTATCGGCCATGTCCTATCTCTCCTAAATCTCAGCCCAGTCACTGCTGTTGACTAGGCGCTTCTTGTACCCCAGTCGGTAGCAATGGCGCGGGACCGTCGTCTGCGCCATTCGCGGTCGGGGACCGACCCCCACCTAAGGGCGCGTAATTTGCGGCAGGCTGGATGGCCTTAGCCAACTTCTCCAGCTCGCCCATCGGCTTAGCCTGTAGCTCTTCTGCGGTCCAAGCATCACAATTCGCCGTAATGCGCTGGACGCACTCTTGGCGGCGGCTTTGGTGAAGTTGCAGGCCGTGCTCAAACTGTTCCCGGAGTTCACTAGGTAGCATGTTCAAGAAGGCGTCCTTATCCTGGATCCCCTCCTTGAGGACCGCCATGGCCTGTTCCTTCGTGATCTCGCCACCGCCTCCGCAACCGCCTTCGGTATGCGTCTGGGGCTGAGGCTCCGGCTGGCTATTCGTACTCGGCTCAGCGGGCATTAACTTAGCCAGCTGGGCCTCGGACAGGGCTTCCAGCCATTGCCGGTCCTCTTCGGCAAAGGCCGTCGCCCGGTTTTGAATCAGCTTATCCACTTCCGTCATAGGATGCTCCTGCATATTGTCCGGCAAATCTTCTACCGGCTCGTAGCTCACTTGGCGCCGGACCTGGACCGGCTCTCCAATCTCAACATTACCATCATTCTGGATCGTGTAAGGGGCCCGGAAGAGTTTGTCTTCCCCGGACTCCGTATTCTCTACCCGGTAGACCAAGGAATCTTCGAAGGCCTCTTCCAGGAAATGCAACTTACTTTCCCCGTCCATTGAATCGAGTTTACTCTGCAGGGTTCGGATGGTTGCGTGGAACCCTTCCTCGAACTGATGGACCTGTATGGGGTGCTCCTTAGGCCCGGGCTCGTTACCGGCCTCACTATCCGTTTTCGGCTCGGGCCACCGGTTACGGCGAGTCATATTCTGTCTCCTGTTCACCCTAACACCGCAGCCGTCGTCCCAGCTACACGCGCCCTGCGCGCCTGGGAGTAGCGCGAGGTGATCCGGGCGGATATTACGGGCGATGGCGTGGTACTCTTCGCCATTCCACTGCCCCTGCCGGGGCTCAGGATCAACATAGGCTCCAGTACTGACTTCAATACCTCGTCCGGAGCGGATGGCCCCTAGGGTAGAAGGCGCGACGCGCCGGGCCCGTTCCTCGTCAACCCAAATCTCGCCTTTAAGTTTGCCGTCCCGGTAATCCACGTTGAATAGCCAGCCTACGGACTGGTTCTCCAGGACGGTTGGGTCATTGGCCGATACCGGGCCTTGATCATCCTCGGGGTGTAAGATAGGAACCGGACGGCCATTCCAGGCTTGGGGGTACTTCGCGAGCTCTTCTCGAGGATGAAGGGTCGGGCCTTGGGATCCATTGTGGACCCCTTCAACCATCAGGACGACCGGGGCGACTAAATGGGAACGGCCCATGAATTGGCGCTGGCGAATTTGGTAATTCGCTTCTAGGTGATGTCGTTGGGTAATCGGGGCCGCGTTATTCACGACGCCATTCGCTTGTCGGATTGCGCTGGATTCACACTCATCCCGGCTACCGCCACCGTTTAGGCAGGACTCTAACGCACTATTCGCGACCTCAACCCATTGTTCCTTCTGGCTTTGGGTAAGGCCGGAATTGAATCGGTCAACGTCGCTAGTCGTCCATGGCATAATTATTACTCGTAAGTAATTTGAATTTAAAATAAATCACCGGGGGTTAGGCGTAAAGAAGCCATAGATCTAGCTGTCGATATTATCTACTATCCTTACCATCGCAGTATTTTCCATTTCCTCAAGCTCTTGTTGGGAATCTTCATCCCCTTCCTGCTGTAATCGATACGCCCGTAACCAGTCATCATTAAGAGCGCTAGACCCCGGCTGTAAAAGTAACTCGCCACCCTCGCGACTTATCGGACTAAGAACTTCCCATTCCATATCAACGCCCCGTAACAGTAATATCTTCCCGGTTAATTTCGCGCCGACCCCCTAAGACAATAAACTCCAGCTCGCCGTCTAGGTCAACGCCTCCGGATGCAACCGATAATAGATCAGTATTAACGACGATCTCCGATTTATCTAAATCAACCTTGTAATATAGCCCCTTACCACCCGGCGCCGTCTGGGCGAACCGCTCCGCAATCGTTTCACTAGACGAGAATCCAGCTAGAGGCTGTTCCTCGGACGGCCACTTATTTCGGCGCGGCGAGTTAGCGATTTGATCGGATATCCGGTTGCCTTCCGGACCGGCAATTCCACGATATAACTTTTCGGAATCAATCCCAATACGATCTTGATAGGCTTGATTAAACGCCCGTAACCGGAGATACTCTCGGCGCAACTGATCATCAACTTGATCAACTAGCACCCCCCGTATTTGATCCTCGGACATCCCCTCCGCAATTCTGGCTGGTGCGATCAGGCCCCGTTCCATAACAGCTGCGGCCTGCTTTAAGGCCGTCGGCTTCTTCCCTTGAGTACTACCTTTCCACTCAGTAATAGTCTGCCGAGCCTCAGGGAGGTCGTTCCTAATCGTCCGCTCTAGGCTAGCTCGAAGATCCGTGCCACGGTTCCATTCTTCTTCACTAAACGCGTCTTCCTCCTCCCGACCTATCCGATGAGCTAGCGCGATATCCTCGTCACTCCATTCGGCGAACTCTTGATCAAACCGCGCTTTCTCCTGTAGATACACCTCCCCGTCTTCCCGATTCGTAAATCGACTTGCCACGGGATCTTCGGTAACGGGATCAGTTTCAGGGGGCTGCGTACCCTGTTCCGCGTCCGTCCGATCTAGCGGAAGTGCGATACATCGGCAATTTGGGTGTAGTGGAATCATCCCCTCGATCTGCTCTAGGTCAAACTCCCGCCCCTGCAGCCCTTGGCAACGCGGGCACACCCGCGCGTCCTGGGCGGTCTGCCACTCCGCGATAACTACCACCCCTTCTACGGCGAAGTTACGATATTCTTGAATCGTCGCGGTATGATGAGCGCGGATCGTTTCAGTACGGGCGAGCGTGCGGGCGCGGGTTAGGCCGATCTTATCGATTCGGTCATTGATCGTTCGGGCCATTTCCCTGGGGTTACGGCCTTCAGCTAGCCCTTGAGCGAGCTGGCGACTGATCTCCTGATCCATCGCTTCCGTAATACCGCGCAACTCGCGGAAGGTCCGGGTATAGATTAAGCCTAAGCGGTCGGCATGGAAGGGGGCATTTAGGATAGCGTCTAGGCCGCCGACGTCCTCGAACTCCGGCGCATCGTAGCCGGCTTGTCGTAACTCGGACCGGCCCCGGGCAGCACCCTGCCGGTAGGCGGATTGAACGAATGTATTCGTCCAAGGGCCCTCAATGGCTTGGCCGACTTGGGGTAGGCGGCGGGTCTCCAGGACGCCCTTCTCTTCCTGTTCCCTCAACCAATCCATGAACTGTTCGATCTTGTCGGCATCCCGCTCGAATGCGAAGGCTTGATTACCGGGCGGCTCGGGGGGCTCCTGCTGAGTTTGTAGGCCGGCCTGTAGGCCCAGGACGTCCTGGTCAATAATCGCCGTACGGATAACGCCCTTTAGGGCCCGGAATCGCTTATACATCTCCGCAGAGAATTGACGCCTTAGGGTTAGAGTGCGCGTTGGGTCGTGCTGGCGCCGTCGTTGGTAGACGGCAGGCCGTCCGGCTGGGGTATGGAGATGAAGGGCCCTCACGCTTCGTTATTCCCCTCGTCCGCTTCGGCCTCCGCATTCTCCCCAGCCAGCTGCACATCGGCTGAGGATTGAATCTCTTCTACCTGCCCCTCATCCAGACCAAGGAAGTGCTTTTGGAATTGGTCCGGCGGAATGATCTCAGTAGCCAACGGTACGGAGGCGTAGGATTTCAATGCTTCCGCCCGCGTCTTTCCGACGTCCGCCTTCTCTTGCTCGGAAGGTGCAAACAGATCAGTCCAGCGCCATCCGAACTCTTCTTCCTGTGGCGGAGGCAGGGCGCCAATCTCGATCAAGCGCTCCGCTAAGGGATTTAGGACGGCGGGCTCCGCGTATTCCTCTCTACGACCCTTGATCAGTTCAAGCCAGTTCGATCGGTCTTGACTACTAGCTAACTCCCCACGCTCGGACCCGACTAGGATGCGCAGGGGGATCCCGGTCTCGGCGCTGATCATTTGTAGTTGGACATTCACATGGTTCGTGGGGTCCGCTACCTGGGGGGCTAAGGATTGTAGGTCGATCCCCTCATTAATCATGATCCGGCGCAGGTTATTCTCGAACTCGTCGATCTGAGATTGAAGGTTATCCTCCTCACTTGAGGTCAGGCCGTATTCGCTATCAATCTTCCCCTGGTAACCGGGCCGGGCGCCCCGCCAGAACATCTCCCCGCTACCGCCTACGACCTTTTCCAGATCCTTGAGGCGATTGAATACCGCCTGTAGGCGGGGGGTCCCGAATACCTCCGACTCCATCAGCCCGTCCGCCACATGGACTACGCGGGTATGGTGGGCGATCACGTCCTGGGTTGTTTGAATGCCGGGATGGGCGAGCTCTAATTTATAGGTCTCGGGTAAACCGAAGCGGGGGTCGCTCGGATCGTCAATGTAACGGTCAACGCTAGCGGATCCTTCCCCGAAGGGCTTGACGTAGAGTAAGCGGCGGCCTGTTGATTGGACTGGTTCCCGGAATTGAATGCTGTCCTGAACATCGTCCAGGCCCAGTAGGAGTACGCCAAATCGCCCTAAGCCGGCCAAGCGGTCTAGGCGGGGGAGCTTTTGATCTAATCGCAGCCCTTGGTATAGCTCGTCCCAGGCTTGCTCTAGCGGGGTTTCGTCGTCCTCAACGCTCTCCAAGAGGGACACACCCCCACGCCAGGTCGCGTTTACCGGGCGGTCAATAACGGCCTTCGCAATGTCCTGACGGGAATGCTGGGTCGCGAAATCAAAGTAGGTGAGGTTGTCCTTATAGCCTAGGGCCTCATAGACATCCCGGTTACCACCGTAATGCTCCCCTAGCTTAGCGGCCAGCTTAGCCCGGGAGACAATCTCGTTAAGGGCTTGAATCCGCTGCTGGGCGGGTTGATTATCGTCGGTAAACTCTGCCATAGATAGTTAGTCTCCGCTAGCGCACTACGCGGGCTTTGCGCTTGGCGTTGGCGATAGCCAAATCGGTCAGGCCGTGGATCATCGCGTCAGCCCGGTCCGGACTCTTATCCCCGGTATAGCCGTGCGTACTGAATTGGATTAGTTGTTCCTCTAAGTTAGGGAATCGGCCAAAGTGTTTGACCTTGCCCTGCTCGTACAGGCCGGCAATGGGCTCAGCCCGGATGTGCTTGCCCCGGGAGGCGGTAACTAGCCTTACCCTGGCGTTACTGTCGTGGCCTTGAATATTTGATCGGACCAGCTCTCCCCCGAAGTTACGCTCCGCCACAATAGCGTCCGCCCCGTACTCATCCATGCGGTCTAGAACAACCCGGGCCCAGGCGTTGGGGCTGTACCGCCCCGAGGCGTCCTCTAGGACGTACCCCCGACGACCATCAGTTCCGCATACACTAATACCAACCTCGTCTGACCGGTAGTCCTCGGGCCCGGCGCAGCCGGAGGGGTCTACTGCAATAATAACGCGCTGCAGCTGGGGCATTTTGTAGATACGGCAACGGGCCAGGGACTCTTCGGTCCACAAGGGCTCGTCTACCTCTTCCCCGAATACGCCTTGTAGGAACCGCTTGCGGTCCCGCTCGGGGAGTTGGTCTAGCTGGGCTAGGAATTGTTCCGGGAGGTTCTGCTGGTTATCCTCCGGGTTCATTCCCAAGACCGAGAAATCGTCCGGGTTATATAGGGGCTGCCCGGACTCAGGCTCAACCTTGCGCACGAATAGCTTGTATACCCAATGGCCCTTACTGGGCGGGTTACAGTCAACGTACTCCCTGGGGGTTAGGCCGACATTCTGTGCTAGACGGGTCTGGGCCTTATTGCGAGCCCCATAGGTAATCTGGCTAGCCTCGTTCAGGTAAGCCGTCGAGTGTTCCTGCCCTAGGATCTTTTCGGTCCGCTCCTTATCGTCTAAGCCGCCAAATAGGATACGGGACCCGTTAGGGAGATAGGCAAACCAGTCACTCCGGTCGAGCTTGTAGGGGACCCTAGGGAACTCCGCTTCCATAACCGAAGGGAATGTATCGTAGATAATAGAGTGCTTGAGGTGATTGAAGTGTAGGCGGAGAATCACGTGGCTGGACTTCGGGGCTTTGATTGCCCGGGCAACGATGGCCCGAATAATCACCCAAGTCTTCCCACTACGACTCCCACCATACAATAAAACGTGACCGTGGCTGGCTAGGGTTTTATTTGCTTCGCGCTGGCGGGTTGTTAATCCCATTAGCCCTTAATCATAATAATAGCGAAAGTGGCATTAGAGCCATTCGGGTTATGGGCGTGGATGGCGTTCTCCCCATTTAGGACGACCGAATCCCCGGGCTGGAGTTCAATACCCC